AAGAACTGCGAAGCCCAAGAGTGGACGAGGCGGTACAAACAGAAGAAATTGATGATTGGCTCGAACAAAGCGTTGCTCTGGTGGCAAGGAGTGTTGCTGGACTTGCAAAAAATCAGAGGCGAGTCCGCTACTTTGGATTTGAGACAACGCATGAACAGGATTCAAGATGAGCAAAAAAGGTCATCATAAAGAATGTAAGTTTTGCAAAATTATGTTTCGATGTGATGCAAATTCAAACAAAGTTACTTGTTCAACTGAATGCATGCTTGCACATCGAGAAATAAAAAAATTAAAAGTAAATTGCTCACAATGCGGTAAGTTGTTTATTTCTCCAAAAACAAGAGTAAGAATTTTTTGTTCTTATAAGTGTTTTAAAAAAAATGGTGGCCCACAAAGGGCTGGCTTTGCTGCAATGGAGAAAATTGAAATGTATGGAAGAAAAAAAGATGCTAACCACAATGAAATTGTTGATGCATTGACAAAAGCTGGTGCGTATGTAATTGATATGTCTCATGTTGGTAAAGGATTTCCAGACCTTATTGTTGGTTTTCAAAAAATGACCATACTTATGGAAATTAAGAATCCTAAAACTTCTTATGGGAAAAAAGGATTAAATAAAAATCAACTCCAATGGAAAGAAAATTGGACGGGTGGTGCTTATTGCGTTGTTGACTCTATTGATTCCGCTTTACGCATGATCGGAGTGGTCAAATGAAAGCGCCTTACAAAGCTATTGAATTTATCCTTGAGCAAGCCCCAAAGTTTGCTGTTGCAAAATCGCAACGGATTTACCTTGAGGAATACCGCAAGACTAAGAAAGCCTTGTTGATGAAGGATGCCATGACAAAAGGTTTTGACTCAGCCGTGGCACAAGAGCGTGAGGCTTATGCGCATCCTGAATATCAAGAACTTTTACAGGGACTGGCTGCGGCAATTGAGCAAGAAGAACTTTTAAAATGGAAGTTAGCGGCTGCCCAGATGAAATCAGACATTTGGCGTTCAGAGCAAGCAAGCGAGCGCCTTGGCGTAAAAACAACGGAGTAAACTTATGATGTGTCCGCGCTGTAGCTCTGAAAACCTTAAAGTTTTAGATACCCGATCAACCCCTGAATTTGTTAGCCGAAGACGCATTTGCATCAACGGACACAAATTTCTAACCAAAGAATATGCAATACCTGAAGCACAAGTATGTGAGAAGCCAGAAACTTCTCAAGTTAGTGGCGGCTCTCTCTTGTCAAAGCTGTGGCATGGACAATGGCGTCCAAGCGGCTCACAGTAATTGGGGCGGTGGAAAGGGTAAAGGCATCAAAGCAGATGACAACCTAGTGGCTGCTTTATGCCTCAAATGCCATTACAAAATAGACCAAGGTGCGCATCTGTCAAAGGACGAGCGCAAAGATATGTGGTTAAAAGCCCACAAAGCTACGGTTGAGGCACTTGGCGACCGTTGGCCTACCGAAGTGCCAAAACCATCAATATGAACGCATATTGGGCAGAGGGGCAGACTTTTGCCCGTGAGCCTTTTCAGCGTTTTCAGACTCATGCTTTTTCAGTTCTTTTTCCAAAGCACCGATTCTGCGAATCTCCATGCGATGCTCAGATTCTTTTTCATAATGACCGCCAGGTGTAGATTGGCGTTTCATTTCGGCAATTTTAAAGTTGGTAGCCATGATAAATTCCTGTTAAAATGGTGATTGACATTGTGCCACATTGCGCATAAAGTCAAAACCATAAATTCTTTGCAAGGAAAAATCATGGGAAAAGCAGATACAACTATGGCTAAAAGCACAACTGGTGCAACAGCCCCTAAAGGTGCAACAGCTTCTGACCGTTCAGGCGAGCGCATGGAAAAACTGCGCGGTGGCGTAGCCATGGGCATGGAAGACAAAATGGGTGATAACAAGCAATTCAATACTGGCAAGACTGACGGTATTTGCTACACCAAAACCCGTTCAGAGTACCGCTAAAAAGCGAAACCCAAACAGCCGAGCAGGGCTGAATGGGCTTCTAGGCACAACAAAGAAAGGTTGTCATGCTTGATCAGAATTGTAAGGCTTGTACGTTCTTTAACGATATAGGTCAATTGGGGCAATGCAGACGATACCCCACATATCAAAACCGCCATCACACAGAGTGGTGCGGTGAGTTTTCTCCGAGTGTAGTTGCCGTTGAGAGTTCACCCGTCCCAGAGGCGGGTGCTTTTTCTCCAAAGAAGCGCGGCAGACCAGCAAAGGACGCAAAATGAACTTGCAGCCCTTGAGAGACAAAATCCTTGTTCGCCCCGAAAAGCGGACGTTAAGCGAAACATTGATTATCCAATCGGCAGAAGCTGATAGCCGTGGAACTGTCGTTGCGGTTGGCCCAGACGCATTGGCTGAAGGCTTAAATGTTGGCGACCGCATCACTTTTGGTACATTTGCCAAAGATTACAAAGATGAATACCTCAAGTTCGAGGAAATCAAGCACAATGATGAGCGCCTACTGAAAATGAGTTGGCAAGATGTTTGTTTTGTAATGGAGGAAGAATAATGCCCTTGATCAAATCCAAATCCCCCGAAGCGTTCAAAAAGAACATTAAAGCTGAAATCAAAACTGGCAAACCTGTCAAGCAGGCCGTTGCCATTGCATATTCGGAAAAGCGTGAAGCTGCCAAGAAGGACAAAAAGAAATGAAAGAGCAAATCCAAGCCCGTATTGCTGAACTAGAGAAGCAAAAAGAGCAAATGCTTGCCAACTTCCATGCTATTTCAGGCGCTATTGCCGAAAATGAAGCCTGGCTCAGACAACTGGACAAAGATGCAAATAGTTCAACGCAAGATTGAGGATTTAATTCCTTACGTCAAGAACAGCCGTACACACTCCGAAGACCAGATTGCTCAAATAGCGGCAAGCATCAAAGAGTTTGGTTGGACTAATCCTGTCTTGATTGACGGGGATAACGGCATCATTGCGGGTCATGGACGGGTCATGGCAGCCAGAAAGCTGAAGTTTAAGGAAGTACCTACTATTGAACTGAAAGACCTGACCGAAACCCAAAAGAAGGCTTACATCATTGCCGACAACCGCCTGGCGTTAAATGCAGGGTGGGACAATGAAATGCTGACCATCGAGTTAAACGATTTGTTGGCTGACGGCTTTGCCTTAAACATTCTGGGCTTTGACGCTAAAGAGTTAAACGCCTTGCTTGAGCCAGAGGTGGTCGAAGGGTTAACTGGTGAAGATGAAGCACCGCCATTACCTGAAGAGCCTAAAACAAAATTGGGCGATATATACCAACTTGGCAACCATAGGCTCATGTGTGGTGATTCCACAAGCGTAGATGCCGTGGAAACGTTATTACAAGGCCAACGTGCCGACATGGTGTTTACTGACCCGCCATACAATGTAGCCTTTAATGGGCGTAGCGGTAAGTTTGATGTAATTAAAAACGATGACTTGCCTGATGACGAGTTTTCCCAATTTATCCAAGATTGGTTGCAAACTTTTGAGGCGTTTCGACCAAACAGTTATTACATTTGCTGTAATTGGGCGTTTTATGGAATTTTGCAGTCAGCCCTAAAACCCAAGGCTTGCATTGTGTGGGCTAAAAACGTTTTTGGTTTAGGTCGTGGATATAGGCATCAACACGAATTTATTATGTTTGATGGGCTAATTGACCCAGACATTAAAAACGAATCAGACTTGTGGAACATTGCTAAAGACAGCAAATATGTACATCCAACACAAAAGCCTGTGGCTATAAGCGAACGTGCAATTAAAAACAGTACCAAGGTCAACAACATTGTGTTGGATTACTTTGGTGGCTCTGGCAGCACACTTATTGCTTGCGAAAAACAAAACCGTCATGCTAGGCTTATGGAACTAGACCCAAAATACTGCGATGTCATAGTAAAGCGATGGGAAGACTTCACAGGCAAAAAAGCCGTACTATTGACAGAAGTAACACAAAATGTGTAATATTTGGTTAAATTCCCCTCTATAAAATGAACCACGAGCATATTCCCACCGACGACAGCAAGAAACTGGTTGAATCCAGTTCGGGATTAGGCTTGCCTCATGAATCTATTGCCATTCTTGTGGGCATTGATGACAAGACATTGCGTAAGTATTACCGCCATGAACTAGACATGGGCAAAGCTAAAGCCAATGGTCAAATAGCCAAGACGCTATTTCAAAAAGCAACGTCAGGCGACACAACAAGCCTAATTTGGTGGACAAAGAGCCAAATGCGTTGGTCTGAGACTGTGCGGCAAGAGTTGACAGGTGAGAATGGCGCACCGTTGCTTTCAGGCATTCAAGTGTCATTTGTAAAGCCCGATGAGTGAAATTAGCCAGGCTATTGCAAAGGCTGAGTTTCCACTCAAGCTAGAGTGCCTGTTTAAGCCATCCCGTTACAAAGTCTTATACGGTGGTCGTGGCGGGGCAAAGTCATGGGGTGTTGCTAGGGCTTTGCTTATTAAAGCTGCCCAAAACCCATTACGAGTGCTTTGCGCCCGTGAGTTCCAAACATCCATTAAAGACTCGGTTCACAAGCTACTGTGCGACCAGATCGAGGCGCTTGGGCTTGGCACGTTTTATGAGATCACGCAGACAAGCATTCGGGGCAAGAACGGCTCAGAGTTCAGCTTTGTCGGTCTGAAGAACAATGTGGCAAACGTCAAGTCCTATGAGGGCGTTGATGTGTGTTGGGTTGAGGAAGCCCAAACAACCAGCCGAATGTCGTGGAATGTGCTAATTCCAACGATTCGTAAGGAAAAGTCAGAAATCTGGATTACGTTCAATCCTGAGTTGGAGACAGACGAAACTTACCAGCGGTTTGTGCTAAACCCGCCAGAAGATTGCATCGTCACTAAAATCAACTGGTCGGATAACCCTTGGTTTCCTGAGACGCTAAGACTAGAGAAAGATGCGCTTAAGTTCCGCGACCCACAGGCTTACAACGTGGTTTGGGAAGGTTTATGCCGCCAGACGGTCGATGGCGCTATCTTTGCCAAAGAAATGCAAATGGCAGAGTTGGATGGGCGCATCACAAAGGTCAACTACGACCCTATGAAGCCCGTACACGCGATTTTTGACCTTGGATGGTCTGATGCCACAGCCATCTGGTTCTTGCAGTTTATAGGCATGGAAACACGCCTAATCCGTTACATGGAAGGCAATCAGCAGACCATGAGCGACTACCTGGCTAAGATGCAGACGTTTGGCTATATCTACGACACGCTATGGTTGCCACACGATGCCGAGAACAAGACTCTGGCAGCCAACGGCAGAAGTATTGAGGAAATCGTCAGGTCTGCGGGATACAAGACCAAGATTATTCCTAAAACGCCCATATTGGACTCAATCAACGCGGCAAGGACAATTTTTAGAAACTGCTGGTTTGACAGGGAAAACTGTCACGAGGGCTTGCAATGTCTAAGGCATTACCGTTACGATGTTGACCCAGACACCAAGCAATTTAGCAAAGCGCCTTTGCACGACCAATATTCGCATGGCGCTGATGCGTTTAGATACATCGGTCTGATGGTAAATGAGCCTAGGCAGACTAGGAAATTCAGACCAAATGCAAATTATGGTAGCCAACATTCTTGGATGGCGTAAAATGGCTATATCACATTTAGGGCAACATCATGGCTGATGATTACGACTCACGAATTCAGGAAG